TGATAATACTGGTTTGTCTATTGGAGAAAATGGTTTACTAAGATTAAGTATCACAGGTAGTACAGCGCAAATTAGACACACAGCAACGGATGGTGCATTAGATTTTAAAACTAATGATTCGGGAACTGTGCGCACTGCAATACGTATCACACCAGACAGAAAAGTAGGTATTGCAAACGAAGCACCTCAAGAGGCATTAGATGTTACAGGCAATGCTCAAGTAAGTGGTACTTTGAAAGTTAATAGTGGTAACGGTAGCACAAGTTTTAGCACTGGTGCACTAGTTGTGTCAGGAGGACTTGGAGTAAGTCAAAACATGTATCTAGGCGGAAGTTTAGATGTTGCAGAAAGTCTTGTAGCAAAAAACATTACCCCAAAAGATAATCTTTCTTATAACTTAGGTACAACTACTTTAAAATATAATAATGTGTATGCAAATAACTTTGTTGGTAATCTTACTGGTACAGTTAACGGTAACATAAGTGGTACAAGTGCCTCTGCAGGAAAACTAGCTAGTCCTACTACATTTAGAATGTCGGGTCATGTTACTGCACCAGAGTTTACATTTGACGGCAGCGGAACTAGCACAAAAGAGTTTGTAACAACTGTTAGTGAGGCATTTATCACTGGACAATCGTTATCAACTACTATCGAAGGCACAGACGATATATTGATTGCCAGAGGCACAGACATTAAAAGAGTCAAGCAATCAACTTTAGTAAGCACAGTTCCAACTTTTACACTAGGCATGATTATGCCATATGCAGCAGAGGAACTTCCAGCATCAGAAGTTCTTTGGGTGTTATGTCACGGACAGGAACTTGTAAAAGCAAACTATCAATCACTTTATGATTTGATTGGAGATACATATGGAGCACCCTCGAGTGCACTCTATTTTAAAGTTCCAGATTTAAGAGGTAGATATGTTTTAGGTCATGTTCCTGACGATGTATCTTATATCGATACAAACCGTGTATATGATAAAGCAAGCGAAAGTGATTCGTTTGGTGCTTCAAGTGTGATGGGCACAACAGCAGGTCAAGAAAGTGATTGGATTACAAAGGATCAGCTTCCAAATCACGAACACAGTTTAGAAGGTGATGCAGCAAATCAATACCTAGCAATGACAAATGCAGGCGATGGATCAGACACTGGTGCCGCAGCTAACAACTTGTTAGGAAATACAGCAGGGTACGGAATAGACAGGACAGGCGGTGTTGAAGATGTAACATTCACAACAGAAAATATTGACAATGTCAATCAAGAGGTTGGTACCAAGTTTAAGGTTACTAGTCCTAGTGTTGTAATGAACTATATCATGTACATTGGACCATCTACATAAGCAGGAGTAAATATGAGTTATAAAATAAACAAAACAGACGGTACATTACTTGTAGATCTTGTAGATGGTAAAATAGATTCAGATTCCATAGATGTAACACTTATAGGTAGAAATACCACAAGTTATGGCGAAGTTATGAATGAAAACTTTGTCAAGATATTGGAGAACTTTGCCAATGCAGCCGAACCTGATAATCCACTACGTGGACAAATATGGTACGATACAAGCGATGGACGTTTAAAAGTATTTGACGGCACAAGATTTAGAAATACAGACACTACAGTTCTTGGAGCAAGTCAACCTACAATGCTTGCAGGCGATATTTGGATTGATAGTGCAAATCAACAAATGTATTTTAGTGATGGTGTAGATGTAATACTTGCAGGACCTACGTATACAAGCACACAGGGCTACACAGGAGTTGAACCAGTAACATTAGTTGACAGATTTGGACAAAGAAAAACTGTAACGATTTACAAGATTGGAAACCAACCTGCAATGTTGATCAGTAGAGAAGCATTTACTGCTGCTTCAACAACTGACAATCTTACAAAACTCACAGGATTTACAACGGCTATTAAATCGGGTATCACGATTGCAACTGCACTTAGTGATTTTTCTTTTTATGGAAACGCAGATAGCACAACAAAGTTGAGCGACGGTACTACTACTTTTGTCCCTAATGATTTTTTAATAAAAGCATCAACTAGTACTCAAGAAGTTTCAGCAAGATTGCAAGTTACCAACATTGAAGGTTTAAAAGTTGGACCAAATCTAGAAATATTACTAAAAGCTGAAACCAATAAGGTTGTATTACGATCTACTTCTAATACAGATGATTTAGCGTTACAAGTTACAAGATCTAATGTGGCAACAGATGCTATTTTTATAGACAATGATGTGTTTAGATTAGGATTTAAAACATCAACTCCAGAATATGATTTTGATTTTGCTGGAGATATGAGAGTTACAGGCGACCTAACAGTTCAAGGTGACACTACATATATTTCTACACAAACACTACAACTTGAAGATCATCAGATTGAGTTGGCAGTTGCAGATGATAGTAGTACATATCCTGATAGTGCTGCTATTGATGACGCAGGTATTGTTATTCGCGGCGGTCCTGAAGGTTACGAATCTAATACAAAGTCTTGGACTTGGAAAAATGCAACTGACGCTTGGACTCCACATGCCTACATAGATTTACCTTCTGGATATCATTATAAAATAGGCGGATCTGAAGTGCTATCATCAACTGCACTTGCAACAAGTGTTACTAGTGCATTAGGCATAACACAGATTGGTACATTAACAGAACTTACAGTTGATAACTTTACTTTTAACAGTAGTACATTAACAATGGCTACTCCTTTAACTCTTACAATCGGCGGCGATATTACATTTACAAATGAAAACAAGTTACTTAATGTAGGAACACCAGATGTTAGCGATGATCCAAACACTGCTGCAACAAAAGAATATGTTGATAATGCATCATTAGAACGTGACGAAGCATTTTCTTTAGATACAACAGGATTAACAGACGTACAAATAGCTGATGTTATTGAAGATTTATTTCCAGCTATAACAAAAAACCCTGGAGTATATTGTAAAGTGCATTGTACTAGTTATAGTGGTACATACGCTTATGACGCAGGCGATGGACTTACAAAAAGTTTTGTTACAGTTGACAAAAACGGCGTTGAAAACCAAAGTGTTTTACAAGACGTTGCATTTGCTGAACAAACAAACCAAACTGTTACACTCACAGTAACACGAACATTAAAAAGATTTGTAGTAAACGGTGCTCAGCAATGGGAGTTTGATACGGATTTATAGTTTCCAGCGTATAACTGGTAAATACATAAACATAACAAGGTTAGGTAACTATGGCATATACAATTAATAGATTCAATGGAACTGTTCTTACAAGTGTTGAAGACGGAACAGTTGATCAAACAACAGATTTAAAACTGATAGGTAAAAACTATTCAGGATATGGTGAAGCACAAAACGAAAACTTTTTGTTTTTATTGGAAAACTTTTCAGGAACTGCTGCACCAACAAAACCTATTACTGGTCAACTATGGTTTGACAACAGTGGTAATAGACTGAAAGTTTATGATGGTACACAATGGAAAGGTACAGGTGGTGCCGAGGTAGCCGCTGCTACTCCAACTAGTAGAGCAGAAGGTGATTTATGGTGGAATACAACAACTGATCAGCTTTATGGTTTAAATGAATCTAACACTTGGGTATTGATTGGACCGCAAAAAGCAGGCACAGGTACAACTTCTATGCAAAGTTTTACAATCTTTGAAGACAGTACAGGTGTAGCTAAATCAGTGATTGCAGCCGTAACAAACAATAAAATCGTATCTATTATTAGTCCTAACAATGATTTTGTTCCTGCTGTTAATACATTACAAACAGAAATACCTGCAGAAATAAAAACTGCCACAGGTGAACTAAAAACTGCTGGTGTATTTCCTACAATCAAAAAAGGTATCACATTATTTGGTGCAGCATCTGACGGTAACACATATACATCGGATCATTATTTTTGGGGAACAGCAGCCGCAGCTAATGGTCTAGTTGACGGTTCTGGTGTATATCACGCAGAAAATGAATATGTTAAAACAGCGTCTTTAGATTTTAGATCAGGTGCAACTGCTGCACAGTTTCCAGATCAAGGATTTACAGTAGGTACTGATAATGCAGATATTACAATGCGTATTAGACAGGCAGGAGATCCAAGCGGTGACGGCGTAACAGGAGACACTCCTGTGCTAGAGTTAGATCATAATATGCTTGAGTTTTTATCAAGTGGTGCAAGCACAACTATTGCTACACTTACAAATACTCATTTTTATCCATTTGGAAACTCAACTTATACATTAGGTAAAAGCACAAACAAGTTTTTAAATGTACACGCAACAACATTTACTGGTCAAGCAACTGCTGCTGATACATTATCAGTAGGTGGTACAAACAGAAGTGCTGCAACTGCTGCAACACCAAATACTATTGCTGCACGTGATGGCAGCGGAAACATTACAGCAAATGTTTTCACTGGTACTGCAACAAAAGCTCGATATGCTGACCTTGCAGAAAAGTACACAGTAGAAGAAGGTGTAGAGCATCCGGTAGGAACAGTTATGATGGTTGGCAAAAACAGCAAGTTTGAGATTGAGCCATATCAACTTGGGGGTGTAGCAGTTGGTGTTATAAGTGAAAAACCTGCTTACCTTATGAATGAAGATTGTGATGGACAGCCTATTGCATTAAAAGGTCGTGTTCCTGTTAAAGTTGTATTTCCGGTAGGAAAAGGACAAAAACTTTACGGTTGGTCAGATGGCACTGCATCTACTATTCCTACTGACACAGTTGTAGGTGTAGCTTTAGAATCAAATACAGCTCAAGAAGAGAAATTAGTTGAGGTATTACTACAGGTATAAATACCCTAGTAAAGGAATGATATGGCAGTAGGAGAAATAATCACAGTAACTAGGTACAACCAAATGCAAGCAAAGGTTGCTCTAGTTTACGGAAATGGTTCAGGTACATATGGATATGGACAAACACTGAATAGTTCAGCAGTATCAACCTCAGATACTGTGAATGCTTTTCATATGACAAACTTAAAATCAGATATGACTAATGCTAGAGTGCACCAAACAGGTGCTGCACCTACTTTGTCTAATGTAGTAGCCCAAGAAGATATCACTGATGCAGTGTATGCACAGTATGAAACTCAATCGACAAACATTTTAAATGACGCTGCTCTTATATTTGCAACAACACAAGCAAGTGCAGAAGATAAACTTACTACTCAAAGAACAACAAACTGGGGCGGCACTTCTGAAGTGCAAAGTGTAGAGCATCATTTTACAGTTACATTTAATTCAGAAGATCATAGAAGACATTTTTTTAATAGTGGCGGAGAAATACGTTTGACTGCTAGTTTAACTGGTGGCACAGGTTCTAAATACACAGAATGGAACGGTATGCTGTCTGCTCTAGGTACAATAAAAGTTACATCGCAAAATACTACTGCTGATAGCGGCACTAGTTCTGGATTAGGAAACTTTGATTTAACAACATCGTATCAAACTTTACTTATAAAAACAGGTAGTGGTGTATATGTCGATAATGACTATACACTTAAAGCAAAAGCAAATGGAGCAGTGATTACATTTGTTGCAGAATTTAATGATGATGCAGCAGGCAGCGGTGCTGGCGGCCATGGTCCTATAGACGAATCAGTAACTGGCACACTTACAAGTTCTGTAAGTCAACTTAGAGCAACAGGTTCGTATGTTGAGGTAGCCACTCCAATATATAATACAACAACATCTTTAGCTTGACAAAACTGTTTTAATATGTAATAAATGTACAAAGGAGAATAGTTTTGGTAGCAACTGGCGGAAAAATCTTAGCAACTGATTACAATAGTATGCGTACTAATGTAACTGGTATTTTGGTTGCTTTGTGGGGCCAGAGTGCAACTAGTAGCAACGTATCTGCTACAGTTGACAGCGTTACCGAGGACCAACTATTTGATTTATATATTGATATACAAAAAGTTTCAGTACATCAAACTGGTGCTTTAGATGCTACTATAGCTGCTGTTAGTGCAGGAAACACTATCGGCGCAGATACTAGTTTCAACTTTAATACATCTACTGGTACTAAAACAGCTATCACAGATGGTACGTTAATGGGATTTAATGACTATATTAATGCTGTGACAACAATACAAAACTTTGATGATGAAGTAACAGGTTATCCCCCTCCTAACTTTGATATTAGTTCTCCAGAAACTAGCCAAAGAACTACTCAATGGGGCGGAGCAAGCGAAGTACAAAGTGTTTATCATGTAATGACTGTAACATGGACTAATGCATCACAAAGAGCATTTTTCTTCAATGCAGGTGGATCTATCAAGTTTGATGCAAGTCTAACAGGTTCAAGTGGTGCAAAAGGCACAGATTGGGCAAGTATGCTGTCTGCAATGGCAACTATTGATTTTGACAAATATGCAACAACTGCATCAAGTGGTACACCAGCATTAAACAGCGGTTTTGATGATCTAACTTCGAACTATCAGATTATTTTTACAAAAACAGGTAGTGGCGTATACGCAGATAACGATTATACAATATCTGCACGTTTAGATGGTACCACTGCTGTAAGATTTAGAATCGAGTTTAATGACGGCGATGTTGGTGAAGGTGGTCAAGGGATCGGCGGAGTTAATGATCCTATTGACGAAACTGTAACAGGAACACTAACAAGCAATGTTCGTACTAGTACACCAAATAGTAGTTTTACAGTTAATGCAGTAAACTATACAGCTTGTAGTCTTACAGCACCCACAATGTCTACAAGCACAAACATTTCTCAAGATTTAAGTACTCCTCCTACATAAAACTTGACTTTTTGTTTTCACTAATATATAATAATTTAAAAGGAGTTCTTCAATGGATGAAAGACTAGAAAAAGCTCTTGACTTCAGTAACTATATGATTACTTTAGACAATACAAAAAGAGTTTTAAAAGAACAATATCAAGATGATCTATTACATTTTTGTAATGGTGGGCAGTTTACAGTAACTCCTGGACTTGTAAGTTTTTGTCAAAGTTTATTAGCACTAGGGCAAGAAGAAACTGTGATTATTGATGATAATGATATTCCTATTCATATTGAAGATTTAAAAAAGTTTGCTAATGAAATGGTTAATGTTTACACAAAAGCTGCAAACAAGTATATTACAGAATATAACAAGTTAAAAGTAAACAGAACAGTTGAAGGTATTATTGAAGTATGAGTCAAGGTGTTGTACTTATAGCTAGAAATAATACTGAAATCGACTATATTAAACAAGCAGTTTTTCTTGCAAAACGTATAAGCAAGTATTTAAACTTGCCCACAACATTGATCACTGATAACATTGAATATCTACACAAAACTTATCCAAAAGATATAGATGTATTTGATAAAGTTATTGAGATTGACAATGATAAAAAGTATAGTTACAAAAAATATTTTGATGGTATTTTTTCAAAAAAACAACTAGAGTTTAAAAATGGAAATCGTAGTAGTGTATATGATTTAACACCATATGAAGAAACATTATTACTAGACACTGATTTTGTAGTATCTAATAATATTTTTAAAAATTGTTTTAACCAATCTAAAGATTTTTTGATATATGATTCTGCTTATGATTTTGCAGGGTGGAGAGATCCTAACGAGTTTACATATATAAGCGAAATAGGACCAAAGTTTTATTGGGCAACTTGTGTATTTTTTAGAAAGACTGAGCAAAATAAAATATTTTTTGATTTAGTATCGCACATACAAGATCATTATGCACATTACAGAAATCTATACAAATTAAATACAAATGTATTTAGAAATGATCATGCATTTAGTATTGCAATACATATTATGAATGGATTTACAGATAATAACTTTGCAGGTAAAATGCCAGGAACAATGTATTATTGCACTGACAAAGACGTACTTTTAGATTTACGAGAAGACAACTTTTTGTTTTTAGTTCAAAAAAGAAATGAAAGTAACGAATATACTCCTTTAAGAATAAAAGGTAGTAATGTGCATGTTATAAACAAGTACAGTTTGAATAGGATTATTGATAATGCCTAACTTTACTATGTTAGCAGAAAATAAAAACAGTGATTATATAAAGCAAGCCTATCTTGCTGCATGTAGTATTAAACGATATAATAAAAATGCAAATATCTGTTTGATTACAAATGATGAAGTAAGTGCAAAACAAAAAGCAGTATTTGATGAGATTGTAGATATTCCGTGGTATAGCGAAACTGAATCTAGATTTAGTGCTGAACACAGATGGAAAGTGTATCATGCTACACCGTTTGATAAAACATTTGTATTAGACACAGATGTATTAGTTTTAGAAAATATTGAACACTGGTGGAACTTTTTAGAAAAGAAAGATTTGTATTTTACATCAAATGTAAAAACTTACAGAGGAACAAAATACACAACTAACTACTACAGGCAATCATTTAGAACACATCAACTTCCTGATATTTATTGTGCATTATATTATTTTAAAAAGTGTGACTTTTCGCATAAGTTTTTTAAACTACTAGAAATGATAATGAATAACTGGGAGATGTTTTATGGACAGTTTGCAGGAGGTAAATACTTTCAGAAGTTTCCAAGTATGGATGTAAGTTGTGCTATTGCTGTAAAGTTGCTTAACATTGATAAACAAGTAACTAGTAATACAAGTTTTCCTAATATTACACACATGAAGTTGCACGGACAAGATTGGTGGGATATTAAGACCGAGACATGGCAAGATAAAGTTGGCGTGTATTTAGATAACGATTGCGACTTGTTTATTGGTAACTACAAACAATCTGGTGTTTTTCATTATACTGAAAAAGACTTCCTTACTGACGAAATAGTTGAGATATTTGAAAAAGGAATAGCATGAGCGTATTTGTAAATGTTGACAAATATGTGTCATTTGATGAAAATGGCACACTCTTAGGTATTTACAACAGAGAACCTACTGATGCAAACTACATCAAAGTAGAGCCTAGTGATGTGGAAACATTAATCACAGGTAAAGAGCAGTTTAGACATTATCTAGTTATATTTGATAGTGATCAAAAAAAGCATGTTCTAAAACATATCTATAATGAAGATAACTACATGCCAAATATCAATGATCAAATATTTAAACTTCCTAGAACAAAAAACAATCCAGACTTAACTGTAACACAAGACATAAAAAATAAAAAATGGACATTTACAGTTGCAGAAGAAATATGCGAAAACTTTAGAAAAAATAACTTAAACTTTAACCAAGTAATGGGTTTTAGTATTACACGTAAAAATAATCCAAATCATTTACATCGTTTTTTTACTATTGACATTTCTAGTGTGATTACAGGTGATTATTCTATTGACTTTGACAGCGATTTAGAACTTGACCCTGACGGGTTTAGCGTGTATACTTCTAAGAGACTAGAAAGTTATTATCACGAGGTATTACTATGACTGAATTTAGGGTATTAGATTATGATATAATTTACCTAAGCTATGATGAGCCAAATGCTGAAAAGAACTATGCAGACTTGTGCAAAAAGATTCCTTGGGCAAAAAGAGTACATGGTGTTAAAGGTAGCGATGCAGCACACAAAGCCTGTGCTGAGTTATCAGAATCTGATAGATTTATTACAGTTGACGGTGATAATATTATTAATCCTGACTTCTTAACAAAAAGTTTTAATTTAGATGATCACGAAGATGGACATTGGAATAAAAATGTTAGTTTAGATGAATGTGTAATCAGTTGGAGTGCAAAAAACACAATCAACGGATTAGAGTATGGCAACGGTGGTATCAAATGCTGGCCTAAGCAAAAAGTATTAACCATGCGTACTCACGAAAATGCTGATCCTAATAATGCACATGCACAAGTTGATTTTTGTTGGGATATTGAATACATTCAGATGAATGGTTGTTATAGTGAAATAATGAATAACGGATCTCCTCAACAAGCATGGAGAGCAGGTTTTCGTGAAGGTGTAAAGATGGCACTTGATAGAGGACTAAAGCCGACAGTAGAAGAGTTTCAGAAGAATCATTGGAAGAACTTGCATAGATTATATGTTTGGTTAATGGTAGGTGCAGATGTAGAAAACGGCGATTGGGCAACTTATGGCGCAAGAGAAGGCTTGTACAAAACCATGTGTACTGATTGGGACTTTGTAAATGTGCGTGACTTTGATTGGTTAAATGAATATTGGGATAATAAAGATATTTCGGATATTGATCAACAATCACAAGAACTTGGATACAAGTTGATCGAAGAACTTGAGTTGCCTATTGCTGCTGAGCCATTAAACGGCAATCAAAGTTTGTTCTTTAAAACTGTATACACCAATCCGCCTAGAACAGCAAAGAGATAATATGTCAGAAAACACAGACAAGTTAAAAAGTATTAATGCTATTACTACACGGCATTTTTCACCTACATTTTGTTTTGCAAAATGGTACCATACAACAATATATTTGCAAACAGGTGAAACACACAGTTGTTATCACCCTGCTCCGCATCAGATTGATGTTGACGAGCTCCTAACCAATCCTAGTGCGTTACATAATACAAAGCAAAAAAAGCAAGAACGCAGAGAGATGTTAGAAGGCAAACAATGCAATGGTTGTAACTATTGCTGGAATATTGAAAACATGGGCGACGATTATATTAGTGATCGACATATACGTAGTGGTAGTATTTACAGCGAAGAAAGATTACAAGAAGTAAAGTTTAATCCTTGGGACTTTAATGTTAATCCTGAATACATTGAGATTTCGTTTGGTAACGAATGCAACTTCCGTTGTGGGTATTGTCACCCGAAAGCCAGCAGTAGATATTATAACGAAATACGACAGCACGGTCCGTATGATATGGTTAAAAATCACAGAAATGATATTGATTGGTTCCGTGTATACGAAGAAGATCGCAACCCTTATTTACGTGCTTGGTGGAAATGGTGGCCCGAAGTTAGCAAGACACTGAACATTTTGCGTGTTACTGGCGGAGAGCCTACAATACAAAAAAGCACATACAGGTTGTTTGATGAACTTGAAAAGGATCCAAAGCCGCATCTTGAACTTAATGTAAACAGTAACTTAGGCGGTAAAGAAAAACAACTTGAAAAGTTTACCGATAATGTTAATAGTTTATTAAGCCAAAATAAAATCAAAGCATTTAAACTTTTTAGCAGTATTGATACTTGGGGCAATCGTGCAGAGTATATTCGTGACGGATTAGATATTGAAGTTTTTGAACGTAACCTAGATTACTTTATGCGCAATACAACTGCACCGGTGACATTTATGATTACGTTTAGTCTTTTTAGTGTAACAACATTTGAAACACTACTTGAAAAAATGTTAGAATGGCGCCGTAAATACAACGATGTTAACAGTGGTAGATGGCAAAGAATACATTTCGATACACCATATCTAAAAGAACCTTTGCAATATGATATAAATATTTTGCCCAAAGAACAATACTTACCTTACATGGAAAAGCATTTACAGTTTATCAAAGATAATGTGCAAGAAGGTAGTAAACATCATTTTAGTGAACTAGAGTATGAAAAGTTTCGCAGGGTAGTTGATTATATGAAAACTACTCAATACACACCTGATAGAGTTAGAGAAGGACGTAGAGACTTTTGGAACTTTTTTAAAGAACAAGATCGCAGACGTAATCTTGACTTTGAAGCTACCTTTCCTGAAATGAATGACTTTTTTGAGTTGTGTAAGGAAGCTAATGGATTTTGATAAAGAAAAGTTATTGAACAGTAAAACGTTTTGTATGTTTCCGTGGATACATATGAATGTTACGCCAAAAGGAGATGTATATCCTTGTTGTAGCAGTGATTATACAGATCCGTTTGATAATGTAAAAAATAAACCTTTGTCTGAAATATTCAACGATGATTTGATGCGTGAACTGCGTTTGCGTATGCTCAATGATGAAAAAAGTAGTATTTGTGAATATTGTTACAAACATGAGAAAAGTTCACCTTTTAGTTTTAGAACTTATAGTTTGGAAAACTTTAGCAAATATTTTGACGAAGTTGTTCCTACTACACAAGAAGACGGAACTGTACCTGAGTTTAAAATGAGATACTTTGATGTCCGTTTCAGTAATATTTGTAACTTTAAATGTAGAACATGTGGAGCAGAATTTAGCAGTCAGTGGGCACAAGAAATGAAACAGCACGATCATGTTCCGCCTAACTATAGGATTATAAATCATGCAGATTCTAGTGGAAAACTTTTAGAAGAAATCAAGTCACAAGTTTGTCATATGGATATGGCATATTTTGCAGGTGGCGAACCCTTAATCACTGATGAACATTATCAAATATTAGAAGCCATGATCGAAGGTGGTTATAACAAACAAATCACATTACGTTACAACACAAACATGAGTAACTTTAAATATAAGAAATATGATGTTCTAGATTTATGGAGCCGATTTAAAAAAGTTGAAATCAGTGCCAGTTTAGATCATTACGGTAAACGTGCTGAATACTTGCGACATGGAACAGACTGGGGAGTAGTTGAAGAAAATCTAAAAAGTATTAGAAACTTAGATTTTATTGATTATCAGTTTAACACTGTATTGAGCGTATTTAACTATAGAACACTAGCAGATTTCTTTACATACCTAATGGAAAAAGATTTATTTAGACATAAAGATAGTATTAGTATATATAGGGCTATTACACCTAGTTATTTTTGTGCCCATGCAATGCCAAAAAATCTTAAAGAAATCGGAAATAGCAATAATCAAAAGTTATATAACTTTATGCAAAACGATAACTGGTGGCCTGCTTTACACGTCAAAGATGCAGTAAGTTTTGCAAATGAGCAAGATACATGGGACGAACAAAAAGAACAGTTTCAACATCATATACAAAGACGTGACGAAATACGCAACGAAGATTTTTGTAAAACCTTTCCAGAACTTGCGGAGATGATGGATGGATAAAGAACATT